TCTGACGCATCACAGCCGCCTAAGTCTTTTAGCATCTGCTCTACGTCTTTTCGGCGTATTAAATCGTTCATATTCCCTCCTCAATTTCTGCTATCGCCTTAAATATTGGATAAAATTGCTGCGGCACTACCGCATTTCCCAAACATTTCAGGCGGTCATTTCTATGCTTTATTCCCGTTGCAATCCGCGGAATATTCGGTTCTTCGTCCCAATAATGTCCAATCAGGAAATCTCTGTCCATCCCGGTGGGAATCCCATCAGCCACTCTACCCAATACGGATTTAGCTGTCCGTTCCCTTTCTCTTGTACTGCTGCCGTAAGTGGCATACCTCCCTGCTTGTACTTCTTTTTCCGACCGCTGACACAATCTGTTGTTGGCGTTGGATACATTACGATCCGATCGTTTAAATTCTGGCTCTGGCGTTCTTTGCCCTCCCAACGGTTGGCCTGTCCCGTCCGGTAATCTCTCACCTGCGGCGTGGCAAATATCTCTCTCATTACGTCGCCCACCAGCGAACCCCTGTTGAGCTGGCTCTTTGGAGGTGTGCTGTTTTTTGCATCCTGCGCTGTTGGAGTATTGTATATTTTCACCGCAGCCGCCAGATCCGGACTCTTCCGCGCCCTTTCCGACGGGCAATCTCCCCTTAAGCTGGCTTTCGGCGTTGGCCACAATCGCGACCCGGTATCTTCTGTGCCTGGCTCCGACAGCGCAAGCTGGAATAAGAAAAGTCCTGGTCCGATATTCACAGGCTTCCAGTTCAGATAATATATCGGGGAGTGCCATTCTGACGATTCCAGCAACATTTTCTCCAACGATCCAAGTTGGCCGCAGTTCTTTGATAATCCGAACCATCTCCGGCCAGAGGTAGCGGTCATCTTCCTTGCCTCGCTGCTTCCCGGCAACAGAGAACGGCTGACAGGGGAACCCTCCTGATATAACGTCAACTGTTCTTGTTCCTGTTTTTTCATAAAAATTCTCCTTGGTTAGTGTTCGAATATCTCTCCATCTTGGCACGTCTGGCCAATGTTTTTCCAACACCTTTGTCGGATAATCTGCCCATTCACATTGCCCTATAGTCTGTATTCCTGCCCATTCGGCAGCCAAATCAAGGCCACCAATTCCACTAAACAGGCTCAGGTGTGTAAGCATATTCCCTCCTTTCTCCCCGCAGACCGAAAAGGGGATACTTTTCCTTTCTTTATTTTTTGCGTTGAACCGTCTGCGGGGAATGGTGTATTATTTAGCGATAAAGATCGCTTCACCAACTCGCTCAATGTTTTCTTTTTTGCAGTAAATATATGCTGTTCCTTGCTCTGGAACTGGTACACCAACCAGGATTCTTTCCCGATTAATCTCTTCTACAATCCCAAGCACTCCAGTCCATTTGTGCGTTTCATTGAATTGTATTACACTACCTTCCTGAATCATTTCTATCCCTCCTTGTGTTCATTGTTTAACCAATTTTTTACGCTGCAATAAATTTCGTATGTATCCAGAGAGTGAATCTCTTTTTTAAATTCATCCAAACTCATTGAACGTACCTTGTCCCGCTTTAATTTATATTTAATTATGCCAATCACGTGATCGGTATATCCTTCAACAAGCATTTGCTCAAACGTTTTCGGCTCCTTATCCCCTTCGTTCATCCATTCCCAGTTTTTCATCTCTCTGCTACCTCCACTTCTGTTCTTGGATTTTTCTTATCGTAATCTGCCTTTAATCTCAGATCGATGCACTGAAAGCTATCGTCCTGGATGATTCCCGCCGCCACCAATCCATCCAAAATGAATTTACCGCTGTAGTTGTCCGGGTCTCTCCTTCCCCGTGTCGGGAAGAAATAAGTTATCGTCACTGTGGATTTTTTGAAAGGTTCTGACGGCTTTTTCCCTACACAGGCATACCAAACTACCTCAAGCCACCTTTCTTTCTCTGTACGGTAATCCCAGACATTCTGACGGCCCTTAAATTTGTTGTCGCTAGACGGAATTTCGTTGATTATGATTTTCATAATGCCTTCACCTTTTCTACTCCATACCTGCTTGTGTCAATGCTCCCGACCATTACAAGGGTTTCCGCTTTCTGCCGTTCTGCGCTCCAGTTTTTTAAGTCTGCCAGCCGGACTTTTGTTCGGTCCGTAAATGGCTCATTTCGTTCTGTACGCAGCCGCCTCGGCTTCATTGGAATCCCAGTCATCTGTGACACATTTCTTAACCCTCCGACGCGTGTCAGCTGTGCAGAATAGACTCCGTACTCATAAAGCTCCGCCGCGCTAGGAAGGGTATCGAGCCCAAGCGCTTCCTTACAGGATAAGATTTCCCTTAAAATTTCTGTGTTTGATAATTTCGCTGACATTTTTAAAACCTCGCAAATTTAATTCCTGTTTCATTTTCGATAATCTCCGCTACCTCATTGATTCTCAACCTGTGTTTTTCAAGATGCTCCGCGTATCGATCCATGCGCTTTGCGACCTTCCCGATCTGCTCGTCGTTTAAATCGAGTTCATCTGCCATAGCAGCGACAGAGAGGATTAATGTCCTTTTCGATGCGTCCATGCTGATTTGCTCTTTCAAACGCTTTATCTGCTTTTCTGATAATGCCACTTTCGGCCTTCGTTTTTGTTTCATGCAGTTCCCTTCCTCAACTCTTCTATTTTTTTCATCGCAATGTCAAAATCATTAATTAGATCCCATCCTTCAAGAAACACATCATACTTACTTTTCCATACTCCGATACACAATTGACATTTCCCGCTCATGATACTGGAAGGTATGACATACGTCTTTTTCATTTGCTTTTTTTCATCCAGACAAATTGCCACATATAAATCGCACGTTTGCATTCTTTTTTCAAGTCTGAATGAATAGACGTCATATCCTCTCACTTTACTTATGTTTGCTACTTTTACATCTATTTTCACTCGACCATTAACCAATATATCGTATGGATGCCTTATCGAAGTCAACTCACAAGTAAATCCTATTTTTTCAAGCTTTTCTTTAATGGTTTGTTCATATTGTATTCCGAGTTTTGTGTCGGATTTTTTTACTTCTAAACCTAGAATTTTTGCCCACTTGTATAACCCTCCGGTTTTAGATATTTTGTTCGTTAAAGAAGAATTTGAATAGTAATCTTCTATTTCTTGTCTTGATGGCATGCGTTGTATCCCTAAAAAGTCAATAACTTCATAGATTTCATTTTTAATATCCTCATACGTCCAACGCTTTCCGTGTGAATATCCCATACTAACCCCCCTTCCTCAAAAAGGTATACATTCCGCATCGTCGATCGCCGCGAACCCTTCCGGTATACCTTCCTGCTTTTTGTCTTCTCTTCCTCTCGAATCAAGAAATTTTACAAAATTCGCAACAACGTCTGTTGTATAAACGGTATCGCCGTTTTTATTTTTATAACTCCCCGTCTGTATACGGCCCTGTATTCCGACCAGGCTGCCTTTTGAGAGATACTTCTCGCAGTTCTCCGCCTGTTTGCCAAATACCATGATGCGCGGAAAGTCTGCCCCTTTATCATCTCCATTTTTATCTTTTCCACGGTCAATAGCTATGTTGAAGGTTGCAACTGCCATCTGGGTCTGTGCGGTATATCGCAATTCCGGGGATTTGGTGAGTCGGCCGATTAAGCTTACGTTATTCATTTCCATCACTCCAATCGAAATCATCAAATTCCAAGATGTTATATTTATCTTCTTCGACACATTTTAATTCACCGTACATTCCTTCGTTGAATAAATAGCATGTATCATTTCTATAACATTCAAAGCTTGTTTCTTCAAGATAACTTCCCCCTGTACGCCAACTCTTGCCGTGCTTGTGCAGAAATTTTAGAAACGTTTCTGCCATTTTGTTCGTACTACAGTGCATTGCGTAGTTTCCGCGGTAATCATCAAGTTTGAATTTTTTCTTTTTGTTCGCAGCTTCTAATTTTTCCTCTACTCTCTTTCTCAGCCGTTCCGTCTTTTCCTGAATGATCCATTCAACCCCGGATCTTCCGAACATTTCTTTCGCCTGTTCGAGCATGATCTGCACGTCGGCGATTTCTTCTTGAACGTCCCGAACAGTTTCCATGCCCGGATCTCTGTGATGCTTTGAAAGAGCAACGCCCAGTTCGCACATTTCTTCATAAATCATGCGAACCTGCTCCTCTGTGCCATATGCGTTGATTGCGTTTATATAAACGTCACGATTGTTCATTTCTTCCCTCCCTGATTTTTTATGAGTTCATACTTGTTATCCAAAAGTTCTGACTGTACCTCGAAAAGTGGAATCAATGCTTTGTTGCAGTCTTTTTCGTCTTTTGACAGATTGATCATTTCTTCTGCCGTGTCCCCAATGTCTTTTAAAAGTGCTTTTAACACATTCTGCATTTGCTCCATTTTCACCCCTCCAAATCATAAAAAGTAAATTTATTCGCAATGAATTGCGCATTGATTGCTCCCGTTGCTCCTGAACGCTGCTTTGCCACGTTTACGATCATCGGGCGGTTGTTATCATCCCACCCGGAGCTGTCCATCTTTTCCGACGGAATCCGATGCAGAAGAATCACATTGTCTGAATCCTCTTCGATGCTTCCGGATTCTTTCAGATTCGACAGCGTCGGCTCATTCTGGCTTGCGTCACGGTTCACCTGACAGGCCAGCCATACCGCAACATCTTCCGTCATGGATATTCGTTTCAGCTGATTCGTCATATAGCTGAATCTCTCCCGCTTATCTTTAAATCGCTCTGTTGAGCAGCGCATCTGTTCCAGCTGATCGATGACGACCATGTAAGGCTTATGCCGTTTGATTAACGCTTTGATGATGTTCATGTCGTTGACTGCTTCAAATATCAGAAAATTCCCCGATTTTTCTAACGGTATGATTTTCTCGTCTGCCAGAATGCTCAGCTTTTTCCAGTCCACATCTCCGCGTCTTAATTTTCCCTGAGTCACATCGAGATACCGGAGCATGATACGCTCCACTGTCTGAATCGTACTCATTTCGAGCGGAAAATACAGAACCTTCTCACCGTTTTTCGCAACATTCGCGGCAACCTGCAAGGTAAATGCACTCTTTCCCACTGCGGGCCTTGCACCTACAGCAGTCAACTCTTTTGTGCGGATTCCGCAGAGAATACGATCCAGTCCGCCGATGCCTGTGTAGACCATTTTCTGACTTGCCCGGCGGTCTAATTCTTCCCAGTACTGCACGCACAAATGACTTTCCGGCTCTGGCAGTTCATCCAGTTCCACATCCTCAAATTTATTTAGCGTGTCTTTAATCTCTGTCAGGCTTTTCGTTTCCGCTGCGCGTTTCAAATACTGCCGCATCTTGTCCTCTAGTAGTCCGGTAAACGCTTGCTGGTAGAACGTATCGCGGTAATCTTTCGCCATGTCCATGAGTTCAACGGTCGTGACCTTTGCCATTTTCGATACTCCGAACACGTCCGCGCCTTTTGCTTTGATTGCCCGGTAAATGTGCCGGAAGGACTGAAGGTCTTTCTCGTTAATACGGTCCATGTCTTCCAGGTGTTCCCCTGACAGCCATCCGCCTAAAATCATTTTCTCAAGCTCCACTCGGTTTGAAATCATACCGCTTTTCCTCCTTTGGCTCTTCTTTTCTCGCCCACGAAAGGATCGTGGCATAGTGGCTCTTGTATCGCTTGCCTTTGCTTTGCATGTACACCGATAAGCGCTCTATTTTGTCCTGCCAGTCATATGGGAATCGCCTTTTCAGCTTTTCCAGTTCTTCCTCTGACAAAAGGACATTTTCAAATTCTCCCAGGGCGGGCCTTATATATATATTATTATTCTTACTTCTTTCTTTCTTCTGCTTTGGGTGTGTTACTTCTGTGTTAGGTTTTGTGTTGCTTTCTGTGTTAGCTTTACCTTCGTAGCATTGGTAAACACCCCATTTTTCAACAGTTACAACCGTTTTCCCCTGTGTTACTTTTAGTGTTAGTTCGTGTGTTGATTTTAAATTCGAGATTGCCGTTCGGACGTTTTGCACAGACAGATTTAATTCGTTTGCCAATCCTCGATAGGAAATCACCGCCTGCCCCGGAAGTAAATCAATTCCTTTGTATCTGCTCTTCTTAAATTTCGCCAACAACAAAATGTGAAGAAATACAATCTTTGTGTTCGAATCGGAGTACCACTCCCATTCTGTCATTTTCCTGTGCAGCTTTATGAATCCTTCCATATCGTGCCTCATTCATACGATATATAGATTTCCATTACATCATCTTCCGATATATTGATTCTGTCTATCCGTCCAATCAGGGTGTTAAAAGGCACGCTGTAAATATCTCCTTTAAAAGCTTCTTCATATGCGCTTTTCCAACAATCCGTTTCGTTTAATTTTCCTTCACGTCCGTAAATTTCCAGGTACTCGATTCCGTCCAGCTTTGTAAGTAAATCCCATAAAATCAATTTTTCACCCTCTCTCCCCATGCTGCCTTCATCTTCTCAATCTCATCTGGCGGCAACGTCTCAATATCCAGTTCTTTTGCATCTTCTACAGTTCCGTCAATCAGATGTGCCATTTCTCTTGTGTCATACTCGCTTGAGCCTTTGATTTTGATAAACCACCGATAGATCACTCCATTCCGATCTTCTGTCACCTCTGTGGGATAAAGATGGTTGTGTTCGTAGGTCAGATATTGATCCGAATCTTTCTCAAGTGAGTATTCCATATTTCCGTTTTCATCCCTCTGCGCAACACCATATTTCGCAAGCTGCTGATTGTGAATTTCAAATTTAGAAGAGTTCATAAGCCTTGCGATTTCTTCAACCAGATTCCAATAATAGGAATTCGCGTCAAGGCTCCGCTTTTTGCGATACTGCTTGACCTCAACGGTATATTCCTTGTCTTTTTTGACCTCGTTAAGCAGCTTTTTCGCCGTTTTTAGCGACGTTAACAGCGTAATAGTACATTTCCCTTCTGCTGTGATTTCGCCGCCTATATCCGTTCCTTTTACCCCCCGCAGAATCATAAATAATTCCTCCCAAAGATTCTCATGAAATCTTCTCTTGTCCCATGCACCTCTTCAAAGGCTTTTTGTCCTTCTCTGTGGAGGTAATCCATAACATTTTTGTTGTGATGTGCTCCGTTTGGCGGCTCATTGTGCCAAAAGTGATTTAGCCACACCCAGAGACCGTATTTCTCCGACCATTTCCGGTTTGATGCTCCAAAGATGTGATGCCGTTCCAGCCAGTCTGTTCGCCCGCTCAGGTAACAGACCTTTTCTACCTGCATGATTGACTTACTCACCTTTCAAATCCTCATATACTTTCTTAAAATCGTCTGCTGTTGTTTTTTCATTCAGTTTGTAATCTTCTGCAAGCTCTTTCGCATTAATCCCTTTTTCATGAGCAAGTTCAAGCACTTTCTTTTTCCACTCTTCTCTTTCCATGATTCTTTTCTTTGCTTCCTCTGCCCCACCTTGCGTTTTTGATGCATATTCATCCGTATCTGCATCTTTCGTATCGTCAATACAGAAAAGTCCGTTCAGAGCGTATTTCCGAGCGTATGAGGACGCTGTTCCGGTAATCTGCGAACCGTCCATCCCTTTCTTGCTTTCTTCTTCTCTCGCATATGCTGTCACACTCACGGACTCTTTCCCGTTTGAGAGTGTGGCGGTTGCTTTTATGTAATATCGCTCTCCGATGTTCTCCAATGTGTCGGAAAGCGTCAGGACGCAGTTGTTTTTATGACAGTGCGGCTTTACCGCTTCCAAGATGTCCTCTGCGCTCCGGTATTTATATTTTCCAAACGAATTGTACTGCCCTTTCGGGGCTTTCAATTCACTCTGTATCGCAATTAACTCTTTCATGTAAAACCTCCTTCTATCGCATAAACAAGCTGACTGATCGCTGTCTCTCTGTCTACGCCGTTATATTTCTCTAAAAAATCGACCGCAAGGTTTAACGCAGTGCACACATTTTCTTTGCAGATAGAACAGAACACCTGCCCCGGTTCTGCTACTGCTCCGCAATCGCAAAGTGTAGGCGGATCCATATCTGTATATCTCTCCGCAGCGGATTCATGCGCCACGGCATTTGCATCATAGTAATTCAAAAATGTCCACCTGCCTTTCGTCTGTCTGAGCGTCCATGTTCTTTGTCCGGCGGTAGATTGTCCTTGCTTTTGCCGTGTAATCCCGCCGGAAGCGTTCATATTCCTGCTGTGTCTTGCATAGCCAATATCCTTCTGTATCATTCACGCCATAGACCCGTACTCCCTGCTCTCTCAATTCTTCAATCATCCTTCGAGCGGTACGGTCTCCAACGCGAAAAGTTTTGCATATATCTCCCCGAGTTACCGGATGCTCTTTATCAGCTCGGTCAAGCATGTCCTTTAAGATGTCAGGGAAATCAAGTTTCAGAAAATACTGATGCAAGCAAGAGTGGATCGAGCAGACAATCCAGCATAATCTTGGAAATGGGACGTTTGGATTTCTCCTTTTCTTTGTACCGTTTGATGAGATTCAAAGCCATCTTCCGAAAGACATTGAGCTGTTCCTGAACCTCTCTGGTTTCTACTCTACAGGAATCTTCTGCAAAGTGAACATCCAGAAGCCAGTGCATTGTTTCCACCGACCATCCCATTCGCGCATGATGCAACAACTCCTCTGCGCTTAGCTTTCTGCTGCAAATATAGTAATGCCATTCTTCCGTTTTCTGATTCTTTCTTTCCAATTCCGTATGGATTGCCCCAATGCACGCAAGCTGCTTCCACTCTTCCCGCACTGACATCCAGCCGATCTCTTCGGTTACATATGCGGTTCGCCTTTCGATTCGGCCCCGGTTGTTCTCCACCTTCCGCACCGTCTCCATCCGCTTCCTTAGCTCCTGGTCCTGTACATATTCTTCTATTTCCTTTTTTAAGGTCGCCTGGTTGTCTTTCGCGCACAATAAGTAATCTCCTTTTTTCTCCAGAATTCGTTCCGCCGTTTCCTTCTGGCAGTTCAGCGCATCCGCTACCACCATACATCCCTTCAGTTCCAACTCGTTTAACAGCTCCTGCACCGCCGGAATTTCATTCCTTTTCTCATCCACACTTCTCTGCGCAAAGGTCATTCCCCACTCACTGAGCTGGGCGCTGACAATATGCAGCGGGCTCTCGCAGCGGCTCATTCGCTCGGTGGAACGAATCCTTTTTCCATCGATCGACAGCGTCTGTCCGCTCCAGTCTTCCGGAAGCAGGCTGGTTACCCATTTCGTAAAACATTTTCGCAACGGGTCCGGTTCAATCAGTTTCAGCAGGCATAGAAGCCAGTAATAGCAAGGTACACGGCTGATCCCAAAGTATTCTTTCAGAAATCGGCTTATCCGGGGATTGGTAGCCCATTGATGGATCTGGCTGACATTTTTTAACCCACAAATACTCCCCAGCAGCACCAGCGTCATCACCTGTGCAACACTACAAAAATAACCATCATATTCTTTTGTTGTTTCTACTTCTTCAAAGTATTCTGTAATGAGATTCTGTTCCATTCTTGCATTATACATCTATTCTGCTATTTTTGCATTTTCAAAAATTGATTTCCCTGTTAAGATGTCAAGCCTCATTGACAGTCACCCGAATCTGTGTTACTCTCTAATTGTTCTTTTGTGTGTGCCATTTCAGGGTTCCTGCCCTCGGCACACCCTTTTATTTCCATTAATACTTTTAACTCGACCGGGTTCCCGTCTTCGTCGTGAGTGTCATGATACATTTTTGCCCAGTCCATAAATTTAAGGGCATCCTTGTTATAGCCAAAAGTAAATGTTGCCTCAAAATACCCCTGCTTCAATTTGACTTCATATAGCATTTTTCATCCTCCTTACTACATCTTTTTTGCTCGGGCATCTCCGCCCCTCAAGTGCCTTTGTAATCCGCCGGACTTGAAGTGGCGTGGTGCCCTTCCAGTTTTCTCTCCACATTATCCCCATGCGTGCAGTCCTCCCGTCAGCCAAAGAGCGACAAGCAGTCCAAAGGCTCCGATGCCAAGCCAGCCTAAACATTCAATTACTAACCATTTCATCGCCGATTCCTCCTGAAAATGTTTTTGATTCATCGTATGTAGAAAACCCAGTTGTAGTTGCTGCAAGCACTGCTTTTCTTGCGTTTTTATCATCATATTCTGAGATTACTTCATACAAAGATGCTACAATGAGAGACAGCTCTGCGAGCAGGTCTGTCACATTCCCCCGCATTTCCACTTTTCCGTTTTCTGACTTAATCATTCTCTCTTCCTCCTATGCGCTAACTTCATCTTTTTCCTCCTCCTTCGGCACAAGCTTGGCTTTAATCTCAAGTCCAAATTGCCGATATTGATCTGTCAAGGCTCTCGAAAGAGCCTCTTCCACTTTTCTTAAATCAACTTTATCTGCCATTTTATGCTCCTTTCTTGTTTCGTCTGCTATAATGTTTCTGCGGGTCGTAAATCACCTCACGAAAGGAGGTGAAACTTATAAAGTTCAGCAGAATGACATCTTTGCTCGACCTCGCTCGGAAATACCAGTAATTATTGTTTTGGGCAATGCGACCTGCTTCTACTGCGCCTCCGGTTCGGACTGCTCGAATAGATAGTCTAGTGTGCAATCTGGGAAAAGTTTCTTTTTTATCTCCACCATTTCTCGCCTTGTAAATTCGGTCTTGCAACAAATTTTGTTCGAGACGGATTTTTTATCTCTATTAATAATTCTTGCAAGTTCTTTATATGAAATCCCCTCTCTTGCCATTTCTGCGATTAGATTTTTAAGCATCAGGCTCAACCTCCTTTCTGCCCTGTGGGGTAATCTTTGATTATAATATACTACCCTATAGCGTAATTGTCAACAAAAATTTTACTCTGCAAAGTAATTATTTTTTATGCAGGGTAAAAAAATTACTTTACAACGGAACAATTTTACTGTAAAATACATATATACATTGGAAGGGAGTTATTTGTATGAGTTTTCTTGCGAAATTAGACAAATTAATGAGTGATAGAAATATCAACAAAAGTCAATTATCTAAAGAATCCGGGATTCCTTATACTACAATCGATGGATTTTATAAAAAGGGGACAGACAATATAAAACTTTCTACATTAAAAAAATTATCATCATATTTTGGATGTTCTTTAGACTATTTGGCAGATGATGATATCCCAGAAGAAAATACAACTCACACAATCGCCGCCCATTTCGATGGCGATGAATTTACAGAGGAGCAGATTGAAAGAATTAAAGCATTTGCAGCTTTTATAAAAAGTGAAGATAAAAATTAGTTTAGACCGTTTTGTTACCATTAATATCGTATAACGCCGACCAGGGGAGGTGAAAACCTTGACAAAGTTTGAAAAGTTGCTTCATGAAGCAGAGATAAACGGTATTCGTGTATATGATTTTGATTTAGGAGATAGTGATTTCGATGGTCTTTATCTTGATGGAAATATCGCCTTGTCTGATAAGATAGAGACAAGCGTTCGACGTGCCTGTGTACTTGCAGAAGAACTCGGCCACCATTATACAACTGTCGGCAACATCTTAGATCAAAGCGACATCAACAACCGCAAGCAAGAGCGGAAAGCCCGCGCATGGGCATATGAAAAGATACTACCGTTAAGCAGTATCCGGCAGGCTTTTATTGTCGGTTGCAGAGAGCCGTGGGAGATAGCGGAATATCTGGATGTAGATGAACGATTTTTGAGAGAAGCATTGCAACACTATGAAGATGTCTATGGCGATGAACTAATCCGCCAGCGGCAGGAAGCTGAACTGAGAGAGGCTCTACAGGATGCCGGAATTGACGTTGATGATTAAGTTAAAATAGGGGTATTGGGATTAATCGTATTTCTAGGAGGTCATTATGAAAAAAGCATTGAAGATGATTGCTCTGAGTATGGTGCTGTTTGTTGGAGGCGCGTTTGTGCTTCCAACACAGATGGGAACGATTGAATCTCATGCAGCCGCAAAAATGCAGATTAGCAAAAAGACAGCAACAATCACAAAAGGGAAAACGCTAAAACTCAGAATCAAAAACGCAAAAGGTAAAAAGATCAGATGGTTCAGCAGCAAAAAGAAAATTGCTACAGTAAAGAAAGGAAAAGTCACAGCGAAGAAAGCCGGAAAAACTACTATAACTGCAAAAGTTGGAAAGAAAAAATTTCGTTGTAAAGTTACGGTAAAAAAACGTAATGTAAACTACGTGTACATATCCAGAACAGGTGAAAAATATCACCTTTCCGCAAAATGCAGCAATATGCAAAGTCCCAAAAGAATATCATTAAGAAATGCCAAAAAACGTGGATATACACGTTGCAAAAAATGTTACAAAAAGAAAATTGCCGATTTAACAATAAACTATTCAAAAGCGAAAAATGAAGTATTTTTCTTAACGGTTTCTGTTAAAGATTCTGTCAAAAATCAAATAATTATCAACAGGCAGATGCGAGGTAGATCAGATGGAAGTGAAAATATTAAAATAAAATATGTCGGAAAAGCTATTGTGACGATAAAATTCGATAACAAGATAGTTATGAAGAAAAGATTAAGGTAAATAAAAAGCCCCCGTTTCCGAGGGCGGGCTGCAATGACGCAACCGTAATTCGCACCTACATTGTATCATTGCGGCCCGGAAAAATCAAGTCTCGGGCATTTCTATGCCCAAAATAGGAGGATACAATGAGAGACGAAAATTTAGAAGGAAAAAGAGCTGCTCTTTATATCAGAGTAAGCACGGAAGAACAAGCTTTAAGGGGTTATTCTTTAGAGGCTCAGCTTGCAGATCTGGAAGCGTTCGCAAAAGAAAACTTTATGGTTATAACCGACCACTATATTGATGCCGGAACTACGGCACGAAAGAAGCTGAAAAACCGGAAAGAGTTTCAGAGAATGCTTTCAGATGTTCGGGCGGATAGGATTGATATAATCCTCTTCATAAAGCTAGACAGATGGTTTCGGAATGTGGCGGATTATTACGAAGTTCAAAAAATCCTTGACGCGCATAACGTAACGTGGAAATGCACACAGGAATTTTATGATACCACTACGGCGAACGGCAGGTTGAATCTCAATATCAAGCTTTCCATCGCACAGGACGAATCAGATCGAACCTCTGAAAGAATTAAATTTGTTTTTGAGAATAAAGTGAAAAACAATGAAGTGATTTCTGGCTCGCTCCACTATGGATTTTGTATTAAAAAAGAAAACGGAAAAAAGGTTGTTGGGATTGACGAACAAAAGATGAAAATCGTCGGAGAAGCATTCGATTTTTTTCTTTCCTGCAACAGCATGAGACGAACCTGCTTCTATATTTACGAAAAATACGGAATCAACTGGCTTCCAGAAACTTTCAAGAGAATGATCTACGATGATATGTACGCAGGAATCTATAAAGAAAACGAACATTACTGCCCTGCCGCGTTCTCGCTTGATTATCTAAAAAAAATAAGAGATAGGATTCCTTTGCAGAATTTTTCAAGAAAAAACACATACTGCTATCTATTTTCCGGACTTGTAAGGTGTGCTATGTGCGGTCACGCCATGACAGGAAACAGACACACAAGAAAGAAATCTGTCTATGCCTATTATCGGTGCCGACAAGGACACAGGCTCAGAGGCTGCACATGCACAAGAGGAATTCGCGAGGAACTCATAGAGCAGTACTTATTAGACAACCTCAGAGAGGAAATCAAAACGCAGATTACAGAGTATGCGATTTCAAAAAAGAATGTTCAGAATCCAGACGGTGAAAAGAGAAAGCTAAAAGATAAACTGAAAAAACTGAAAGATTTATACCTAAATGACCTGATTGACCTTTCCGAATATCGTAAGGACTATGAATCTTATCAGGCGGAATTAAAAAAGCTGGATTCTGTTAAGCGCCCTGAGATGAATACCAGGCGATTACAGCGACTTTTAAACGAGGACTTTGTATCTGCTTATGAGGCATTGGATAGGGAGCATAAACGGGCATTTTGGCGGTCTATTATCAAAGAGATTTACATAAACGATAAGCGGGAGATTGTGCGGATAGTTTTTTTATAACTTTTGTTGGACTAAGTACTACGCTCCCGTTGGAGCGTATAACTTAGTACAACTAAAAAAGCCCGCTTTCGCAGGCTCATGATTTATATTTTCATTCATCGAACGATAGAAGAAATTCTTCTACGTCTTCTATCGTTCCCAGCTCCACCGGATCTTCCTGCGGGTTAAATCCGTACCAGAAGATTCCTTCTTTTTCGTAAAATGTGATATCACTATCCGAATAAATAGCGAACGCTTTTTCCGTCAACTCGGACGGAATAAATTCTTTTTTATATCTGTTTACGTTTTTCACTTTTATCCCCCCTAATCGATATAGGTGTTATATCGAATCTTTTTTAATACTGCTTGTATCGCGCGATGTTTCTTTTGTAATGAGATCATCTTATCCAGCTGTTCCTGAAACTCTTTGGCACAATCTACACTCCAGTCCCTTTCGTACCTGGAAAGCCATGCTGCGACTTCGTAACATTCGTGTTCATTCTTAATGTCTAACTTGTTGCCCAGCCTCAAATTATATTTTTCTCGCAATTCGTCCAATTCTTTTATTCCTTCTTTTATGCTTTCCAACTTTACCATTTTTATATCTCCTTCGATTTTTTTAAAATTTCTTCTATTTCCAACAAGCGTTTTTTGAGCCGCTCCTTTTCCTCAAGTAGCCTGTCTATGCTAGACTCTCTTTCTATAACTTCCGCCTTTACCCCTTCTGGAAGTTCTTGACATTCAAACAATGTGACCGGAACATTGTTTACAATCGCCTCGCTCCCCTCTTCTATGACTGTAGCCGGATGATTTCGACTGCCACCAGATGTTGCTTGACCTTTTGTAAATGCCACATCATCGCCAACTTTAGCGCCTCCATCTCGGCTGTAAGCAACCGCGATACACTTTCCGTACAGGGTAACTCCGCCCATTTCTGACGTTTTTACTTCTTCTTCAAAAGTTAATTTTATGTCGACTTTTTCAACATCTGAAACATCATCTTCGCCGTAAACTCTTCTGAGAATTTCTCGTGCAATGTTAATCCTGCTTGATGGAATCTCCCAAGCGGAACCGTTCCACCTTGCACCGCCGATCTTTTTTATTTCCCGAACAAAATCCGGGTTATATGGAGTGTAGATACACGCCTTTTCTCCATTTTCTTCAATTTTCATTTTCTTTCCTCACATTTTTCGCTTGCGATAAGGTCTTGCCCCCCCTTAACTTGATTATATTATACACGTTTTTTTATATTTCGTCAATAGTTTTTATAAATTATTTTATATAATTTATATGTTTTTTTATATAATTGGTTCACCCGTTTCTTTATCAATAAATTGAATTTTCAGATCTGCATTAAAGGCGTCCGCTACTTTTTGTAATTCTGAAATCTTAAAAGTGTTTCTTTTGTATTTGTTGTTCATATTTTGCGGAGTCTGCCCCGTCCTTCTAGCAAGCTCTGCCTCTGGCATATTGCCTTTTTTTACTCTGCATAAGTTAATGTATTCCCTAACGTCTGTATGCATATTGTCACCTCCTCCTGATGTTATATTACATTATTTTTTATACATTGTCAATTTTATTATTTATTTTATATAAATTTAGTTATAAAAAATCGTTGACAACATATAAAAAATCGTGTATAATATAGTCACAAGGTAAGGAAAGAGAGGAAAACAAAAATGAGGAAATACAATTTAAGTGAAATCATGAAGAAGGCATGGGAAGTGTTCCGTGCTGGTAAGTATGACGGAGATTTTGGTGAGTGCCTAAGATACGCTTGGTTCTGCGCCAAGCTGGAAGTATCCCAGAAGGTTCGTATTGGATACACATTAAACGACTGGATATGGAACAAAATTAGAAACGAAAGGTGCAAGGGCGAGTGGGTTGTTTACACAACCTTCCACGCTGAAGACATCATTAAGGAGACGGAAAAAGCCGTCTATGTAAATATGGGCGTTTACAACGAGTCCACAGGATCCGAAAGCATTTATACGAAAAAATGCTGGATTCCGAAATCTTGCATTACGCAATATAGATTTTAAAAATGTCGCCCGGTTGCCGGGGCGTATAGTTTGGCAGCAGCGACCGGAGCCGGCTGAAAAGTTCCGGGGCGCCGCCAACGGTATGAAGGAAGCTATCACTTTTATATAAGTCAGGAGGTACGTTATGAAAAACACTTTCACTTTATTTGATATTGAAAACTTGAAGGAAGCAGTTGAAGATTCAAGCCTTAAATACGACCTGCTCCCAGAATTCCTCGAATCTTATGCCTGGGAAGACATTTATACCACAGAGGACAACTCGACAGTATTCTCTACTAGAGACATCGAGGTTGAATTTTTCAACCTCGACCAGCCGCTCAACCGTGAGTGTTCTGTTCTGTATGCCGAAAATGGCAATTCACAGATTTTATATCTTTAAAAAAAGCAGGGGCCGAAACCCCTGCTTAACAAAATCGTTCATTTGGCAAGATTCACAAATACATCTTTTAGAGTTTTTTTACATTCCACTCTGGATGAGATTCATAAACATATTTTTTAGAATTCTTTTACATTCCACTCCAGAACGATTTTTCACTTTTATTATAAATTTCTAAGAACAAAAAGTCAATAAGCCCCGGTCTCCCGGGGCGAAAAATTTACTCAGGCATTCCTTCTGCTCTCTGCTTGCCTGCTGTTTTCAGTGCTTGCCCTTCTGCCTCATCGGAGGCAATCAGGGCGTCCGCATCTTCTTCATCAAGCATGTCATCCTCTGTTGTCTCTAAAGATTCTCCAGCCGGCTCAGTATCCAGTTCCGGCAGACCGGCAAGGGAAGTCAGCAGAGAAAGAATCCCTGCTAATACCGCAGCGCCCGCTACCATCTTCCAATCGACCTCCTGAACCACCGCAGCCGTTCCGATCATTGCTACCGCTGCCTGCGCAACCGTTTTGATTGCTCTTACTCCTGCTTTTTTAAGCCACATTGTCATATCTTTTAACCTACCTTTCTTTTACAGTTCAATCTTAACGTTTTCCCACTTTTTGTAGGCGTCCAAATACAGTTCATTTTTATCTCCATTGAAAGTGCATTCGTAATACATTCCGTCAGGTACAGGCGTACTCAATAACGCCTTGGCATTTTGCAAGGTTTTACAGTACCAAACAACATATACATCTTCCTCTTTCATTTTTCCAACGACATCTGTCTTGTCTTTGTTTTCGTTAAAATACTCTGCCACTTTTTCTTTGCAGGTTTTCAAAAATTTATTTGTATCCATTATATGTACCTACCTTTCCTCTTCATATCTACGTAAACTCACGATTTAACTCACGCGTGAGTTATGCTGACTTCTTTAACCTCACGTTATGCACCCACCGATGATATCCAATCTGATTCCAACTGCCAACTTTCTTGTTGATATAAACTTTCTCGTTCTTTTTACTCCGATCTACAATCTTGCTACTCTTTTTGTGATAATAGCGAATCGGTTTATTTGCTTTTTTAAAGTACGCAATTTTACCCGGCTCGACCACCCAATAGTACTTAACCTGATACTGCAATTTATTCCAAGTCGTTTTATTCCGACTCTTTGCAGATGAAGCCGGATCATGGATATAGAGTACTCCGTTCTTCAACTTCCTCAGCAGGATAAAGTGTCCACCTCTTGTCCAGTCCCCCGGCCCCATGCAGGCGATAACATATTGCCCTTTCTTCAGTGCTGCTTTCGCCGCCTTATCCGCGGCTGTATTTCGCTTGTGATAAACGCTGCTGCTGTTTACTTGCTTACAGTCCATACGATGCGCAGCAAAATACGCTTTAAAGAACGTGTAATACGTCCCGGAACCCGTAGCCTTGTGCCCGTGATTCTGCGCCCAATTACAGGCCTTCACGGGGGTTTCGCTCTTGTCCACGAATGTCGCGACCAGCATCGCCGCGCAAGTCGGCCCGCAGCCGGAACCTCCGATTGTACTGTTTTCTCCTTTGTTTCTGTAGGGCTTATTCGCCCATCTCCGGTCTGTCTGCTTATAGCTGACCGGCACTACTTGTGTTGTGTATGCCATGTTTTCCCTCCTATTCCAGTGCTTCACACTTCGCTGTTCGCTCTCTATGCTCTTTATGTAATAACTCAAGCCTATTTTCGATTTTATTAACTCTGGTCTCCAGAGCTTCAAAATCGTGTGACATCGCTACGTTATCTTGCTTCATCGCGTCGAGTTTGCTCTCCAATTTCTCGATCTTTCTGTCCGTTGCGGTTGTTGCCCGCATAATGCTGTCCAGCTTGACCGAGATTTCCGTATCCCGTGCAACTTCTTTTTTCACAGCATCAACGTCCCGATTTTTTGCGTTTTGATTGGAGTAATAGACTGATACGATTACTCCCGCTAGTGCAATCAGCACACTGATCAGCGGCACATAGTTTGCTATCATCATGATTCCTTTTTTCTTTTCCTTTCTCCCTCTGTGGTCTTTATTTCCATCTGCCATAAATTGTAACAACTGCCTTCACCGTGATTTGTCCAAGATTTTGAGCATATGTAGAAAATTTGTACGATACGGATGCTCCATCTGTGTACTGTTCTGTAATCCATGTGCTTGCAGAGCTTCCACGGCCCGTGATTTGGCACGTTGCATCTGTTACGTTAAGCGGAAGCTGCTTTGTGATTAAATTTGTCGATGCAATATTTGTCGTTCCCCACATTTGCGTTGTATTTACAACTTCTTCAATTTCTCCACGTATCACAACTTCGCCATTCCCGTACTTTCTTACATGCCAGCTCCTACTGTCGTATTCATCTACAATTGGATTTTTTAATAATCCCTGAAGGATCTGATTCAGCTTTTCAATCATGCTGCGCACCTCCTACTTTTAAAGAGGTTCTGCAACACTGAAATTACTCGCTTACAGTACCCCCCCCCCACAAAATATGTGATATTTACACTAATCCCATAAGTTGGGGAATATTGCCCGCCACTCGGGGCTAAAATCGTTACCGAACCGTCCGTTCCAACTACAGCCTTTCCTCCAAATTGTAAACCAGAACTAGGTGTTGCGATAATCGGCACCTCCAGCTGCACATCTGGCCGAAATTCTTCTGAAAGAGCATTTACAAGCCTCGTTCCTCCCGTGCTTATCGTTCCTGTCGTTCGAATGTCTGTAAATTGCAGCTGCACAAGATTTCCGATTTTTCTTGCTCTCGCAGCCCTGCTTACCGTCCAGATTGTATTATACGTTGACAGGGTTAAATCTTCCCAACCGCTATCATTTACTCTTTCGATCAGACCTCGCAAAATCTGATTTAATTGTTCAATCATTCTCTTTCCTTTCCCACCCCTCCAGGCAGGAGAGGTGTCTTTATTTCCAGCGACCTTTTGCGATAAAACCGACCGGATACGCCTTTGTGCTACCTCCAGCCGTTCCGTTCAGCATAATAATTGCTACTTCATCTTTCGTTAAAGTTGACTGTCCAACGACTGCGCCAATTACGCCTCCAATCGTAAAGCTATTCAGCACGGGAGGAGCGGCGAATAATCCCGACGGAAAAGCCGTTGTACCGATCTGCGTATGATGATACCCTCCCATCCATGCCACACCGGTTCCCCAGTTGATGCTTTGCTGCCCGTAGCACTCTGCCCGGCCATCTGCATATTTCACATAAGTCCAAATTCCTTCCGTTCCAACTTCAACGGGAGCATTCGCAAGGAATAATTGCAGGATATCATTTAATAAGGTCAACCCCCCCCGACAAAATTCCGGCGTCTTCTGCAGCCTGAATCGTGTCGGCGTCAAGAAAGTCGTTTTGATTTTTTAAAATTTGTCCAAACAGTACTGCAAGGGTTGAGCCGCTTACAATGTTTGCGACCGATGCAGCTTCGGTAAACGTAATTTTTGCCGTTGACGCATCTGCAATTGAGCCAGGTTCTCCCTGCGGCCCCTGCGGCCCCTGCGGACCTGGTTCTCCTTGCGGCCCTATTTCCCCTTGTGGCCCTTGTGGACCTGTGGCTCCTGTGGCTCCTGTAGGTCCCTGCTCACCTTGTGGGCCTTGTGGACCGGTATCTCCTTTTGGCCCTTTTACATTTCCTATCAATAATTCCGCCATTATGCTCCCTCCTCTGTATCATAATATAAATTTCCCGTTTCTGGATCATAGCGAAACGGCGGTGCCTCTGCATTGTCTGAATAATAAACGTACAAATTCCCATCCGGATCGACTGCCATCGAAAAAAATCCGCCAACCGGAACGGTTACGCCGCTTTCGCCAGGATCTCCTTTATCTCCCTTATCTCCTTTTGGACCTTGTATACCTTGTGGACCTTGTGGACCAGTATCACCTTTTGGACCTTGTGGGCCTTGTGCCCCGTCCTGACCCGGAGGTCCCTGAATCCCCTGTGGACCCTGCGGGCCGTTCAATTCCCCATTTTCAAGCTTTTCTTTTACCGTTTCATAAATCGCTTGCGCGTTATCTGCCGCTTCTTCGGCTGCTGCAATCACCTCTGGAGCCTTTTCCATAATTTCCTGAAGTGCAGTAAATTCATTGGTCGATTCAATCGCTGCATTATCGATCACGCTTCGCTCTACATCAAATAAAATCAAATAGCTTGCAAGAATCTTTTCAGACTGCAAAATCTGAAGCTGCCCGAACTGATTTCCTGCTTCCGCAAACATTTGTGTGGTCGGCTGTACCGTTATGACCTGTCCGGAAATTATGCAGGAGTTGTATATCTGTGCCCCGGATGGCTTTTTGATGTAGATGTTCGCCACCGCTCCGGAGGGGACTGTAAAATCGAGAATTTCAAAATCAATCGGTATTACATTACTTCCTTGTACATAGTTAACTCGGCAAAGAAGGTCTTTTTTTGTTACGTTTATTTTCTTGTAAATCCGTTCCATCCTTTTCTCCTACGTTATGCTTTTGCCGTTCAAATAGATTCTTCCCGGGTAAATCACTGTCGTTTGATCGCCGCTGTTATCCTGCATTCTTAATCCGGTTGAAGAAAGCCGCACCGTATTCCCGCCTTCATTTGTGAGCTGTATCTCATTGAGTGTATTTGCATCCCCATTGTTGTCAATTAAAATTTTTCCATTACTGATTGTAATTTTAAGCTTTCTATTTGTGCTTTCACTTATCAGCGTTCCGCCATTGATTGTTGTTCCTGTGATCGTTCCGCCTGATATCGTATTCCCTCGAATCGTGCTTCCCGTAATGGTTGTTCCTGATATAGTTCCACCAGTGATCACAGAACCTAAGATGTTAATTGCTGCAAGCGTTCCGGCTGTGATTAAGTCCGCTGAGAACCCGGTTGCTGTTCCGAATGTTCGCCAGTCCCAATCCCTATCGTCCGATGTTCGCTCGTTTGCAATTTGAAAACCTTGTGTTCCAAGGCACATCGCCCCATAGGTTGGAGAATCCGGATCTAAATCTTCAAAAAGGACCGCCCTCACATCCTGCTTTTCTGCGATGGATTTCTGTACTCTCAGACTCGCTTTCATCCCATCAACAACCCCCTGAATCTTCTGCGCAATCAGTGTGCCGTCTGGCCGAATTGCCGACTCTACACGATCCACCGCAGAGGACACATTATTGAAGTAATTATAAGAGACATCCCCTAGTTCTACCGCGGTCGCTTTTTTTAAGATACTGTCATATTCCAACTTGATCACTCTCGCATCAGTTGTGATTCCTAGCCTGCTATGTCTGCAATGTATCGTATCTCCGAGGCTTACATCTTCCAGAACGGCATAGTCCTTGTACTGTTCTGTGTTTTTCAACAAAATCATGTTGGCCTCGATGTTTAATGATGGACGATCTATTTGTCCTTTTTCAAATTCTCGTTCGCACTCAAATTCAAGTCTGGCATCTAATTGTGCCTGATTATAACAAACGTACACGCCATTATCAGCAATCCCTTTCATCTCATCTTCACTTGCATCTAGATAAAACTTTACATTATCGAATGTGATGGTTGCAGAATGTATAGTTGGGTAACTGTTAATTATAGGAGAATCAACATATATATTCCTGCCTAACGCTCCTGACGGTTTTCTGCCGTTATATGCTTGCGGATAGATTCGAGTGACAATCTCGTTTGTGTCGACCGTTTCTTTTAGCCCGTCCTGCGGAATGTTCTTTCCGTAACGCAGCTCTACGCCATAATCTCCGCCCACACGGTCATTGATTGTTACTGTGTAATTATCAAATAAAATCTCTCCTCCCCAGCGGTTGATGAAAGAGTTTTCATCGTCGCTGTTGATCGCTTCTATCAGATTTTTGTACTCGTAATACGCTGTGGCCGCTTTGCTAATATTTGAAATCCCTGTATATTTACTGTTTGGAGCGGTCATTAAATCAAGCGCTTCCTGCCCAGTCTTATTCGTTGGCCTTATGTCTGTCAAAAAACAATCGTCCATTGCGTCCATAAAGACTGGCTCCCCGGATGCCGTTATCCCGGAATCGCTTTTTTCTACGCTTTTTAATCGAAAAAGCTGTTCTTCCGAAAGGAACGACGGAACTTTTATCACAGCTGTTTCCTCGATCCATTTCCACCGCTCTTCTTCGTCGAGCGGATGATTAAGCTCGATGGTCCACGCTCCATTTAATTCTGCGTTAATTACGCAGGAAGACGGCATTAACACCATGTCCCCGTTTTTCTCAAAGTCCGTATTGTCCGGACCGTAAATTTGTATCATAAGCACCTCCAATTTGGTACGATTGAAAGAGAGAATCCGTTTGTAATCGAGATCGAATTTTCACCCGAATTCAACCATAAATCTTCATAATCTCCTGTTATGGCGGTATTCATCATCGTTCCGTCTTGCCGATAGGCCAGCATCAAGTCTGTGTTAATCGTAAGATTCTGCCCGACATTCGCCGTCACAGATTTTCCGTTTACCGTCAGGGTACACATTCCTTCGCCCGTAATCATATATATCGGTTTCGATAACGCGTAAGGGTTATACAGCACATCTGCAATGCCCATTTCCCGCTGCCCATCTTTCACATACAGATAAGGATCGCACAGAAATTCAGCCGTAAATGTGCCTATTCGAAGCGATGTACGCTCTGATTCTGAGATTTTGCAGGATAAAACTTTATAAAAAAAGGAAGTGTCGTCACCCAAAATCAGGTCTCCACTTCCTTTTATCCATTTTTTCGCCGCCCGAAATACCTCTGCCCATCGGTACGGCTTGGCCCAGAAATTAAACTCCACACTGATCGTGATTGAATTGTATATAATTTCACCGTTCACGCCATCAAACGAAATGAGCGATCCGTCTCTTCCCGGTATCGTAATCTCTTCAAACCTTGGTTCTGGTGCCGGAATGCCTGGTCTCCTAACCGGTAAAATCCCAATTGAGGACGCTCTTACTTCATTAAATGAAATATCATACATTAGACCCGCCTGCCTTTCGATGCCATAGAGGCTGCCTGTGTTGTTGTGATGTATTTTGTCGCAGATTTCCCAATCGCTTTGCCATCCAGCATGATCGTGTCTCCATCAATCACCATTGTGGAAGTGTTTGAAATACTGGCACCTTTAATAATTCCATTCACATCATTTGTGAACGTAGAATCGATCGTTGTCGCTACAGCGGCCGCAGCACTTTGCACCTTCTTGATGTTTTCATACATTCCATTTGCAAGACCTGTCATAAAATCGGGCATCCACCTCTCATATTCATGAAGCGGGCCTTCGTCCGGTCTAGAAAAATGTAAAAAGTTCGCAATCTTATCAGCGATGCTTTTCGCCGCATCCCCGACGCTGTTAATCATAGATTTGATTCCATTAATAATTCCCTGTACAAAATCTTTCCCCCATTGTAGGGCTTTTGATGGAAGGGATGTAATAAAATCTATAGCTTTATTAAATCCATTTACGATCGCGTCTTTGATATTTCCAACTTTCGTTTTTATACTGCTGACCAAATTTGTAAAGGCTGTTACAACATTATTTTTAATGTTCTGCACATTATCTCCAAAGTTTTTTAAAAATCCAATCACTTTTTTTATGATTTCGTTTACTCCGTTTCTGAACCATTCGCACTTATTATACAGAAGCATGACCGCTGCTATAATTGCAGTAATAACCGCAATTACAGGATGAGCCATGATCAAGGTAAATAGTCCTTTTGCGGCTGTTCCGATTGCCGTAAGCGCAACTTTTACAACTCCGCTGAATTTAGTAAACAAAGTTCCAAGGCTTATAATTCCAGTAAACGAATTTTTTAGCAGTGTGATTGCTCCAATCATTCCAAGTATTGCAGGTGAAATTGTTGCAATTACAGAAACAATGCCCACAATTGCTCCAATTGCTGTCTGCACGGGTGCGGGAAATGATTTAAATATGTTTATAACTTTTTCCAGTACTCCGGAGACAAATTCCATTGCTGCCGCAAGCCCCGGCATGATCACTTTTGCCAGTTCACTCTGTTGCTTGTTTAACTCGCCTGACGCATCATAATACGCTGTCAGTTCCGGGTTAGATTTCCGAAATCCTTCCGCAACTTTCGCAAGTCCCTGTTCGTCTAAAGTTTGAAAAATAAGTCGCGCACGTTCGGATTCAGTTGAGCATTGCGCAAGTTTCTGATTAAATTCATCTTCACTTTGACCTGCCCAGTTCAGAGCGTCTGCAAATGTTCCTGTAACCTGACCAACTCTTACTGTCTCATTGATCGCCTCAGATAAGCTGTCAATCGGAAGAGAATCCCCATAGCTTGCCCATGCGCCAATCGTTAGCTCTGTAAGACGTTTTAGTTCACCCTGTTCCAATCCAAGAGCCTGTAAATTTGATATCGTCGTTGCCGTTGTTTGCTCATCCCCCAGAACGGAATAAAGCTGTTTATAAATTTCTTCCGTTTCTCCCGCTGTATAACCTGCGTTTTTTGATGCAGAATCAAGTTGTCCATATATGCTTACCGTTTCTGTAGCTTCGTCTGCAAACCCTTTCATAGCCTGACCTGCACCAGCCACATTTTCCGCAAGTTCTGAATACGCTGTTGATCTCGCAGCGCTTTCTAAGCTGGACAGATCTGTACTTGCGCCTCTCGCCTCGTCACCCAGTTTTGAAATGCCGGTCGCCGCGTCTCTTGTGCCCGCTTCAATCTCAGAAAGCTTTGTATCTGTCTGTCCGATTTCTGTGCCTAATTTATTCATATAAGCCTGCGTCTCATTTAGTGACGTGCGAAGCTTTGAGATCGTCCCCTCTTCTCTTCGAATTGCATTTTCTAGCTTGAGCGCTTCCGATGATGTCGTCCCGCTTTCCTGTGAAACTCTCTGATAGTCTGCTCTTAATCCTTCCAAGATCTGGCTGTGCTGCGAAATTGTTGTGTCGAGCAAATCATATTTTTGCTTCTGTGCATCAAGCTGCTGATTTAAAATCCGGCTTTTTGAGATCAGAGCCTGCTGCGAATCCGCATTTTCTGAGAACTCTGTAGTGACTGCCTTCATCTCAGAGCCAAGCTCTTTCAGCTGCTGATTAATCGAGTCCATCTGATTATTAAATTCTTTTTCGCCTTTGATGCTTATCCTAGGTCCAATATCATAAGCCATTATCTCACCTCCGGAAAAAAGTTATAGTCTTTCTTTTCAACAAGCTTTCCGGTTCCGTCGGAAGCTAAAAAGAAATCATACAGATCGGACAATTCGCCGATAGGCATAGCCGAATATTCCTGATACGGAATGTTCATTTTTCTACCACAAACATTTAGCCACTCAATCGAATCGACTGAGTGGCTTACCCGTTTTTTGCGTCAATTTTTAGAGCAACCGTCTTTTTGCTCCCGTTTTCCATGCACATTTTTATTTTTTCCGCAAAATCCTGCGCTTCGTCAGGTGTAACAATAAGCTCCATCATCTCTTTTGAGACTGGAATATATTTTCCGTCTTCGACCGGCGCATTTTCCGGATGCGGCAGATTGCTCTCAAATGCGTTTTTGTATGCGCATCCCTGCGCGATCAGAATCTCTAAGATATCAAAAAAAGCGTTCAGCTTTTTTAGATCGTCCGTTTTATCCGACATTAAAGACTGCATTTTTTTAAACCCTCCGAATTTTTCTCCGATTTTCTTCGCAGAGCCAAGAGAAAAACACATTGGGTATTCTTTTCCGCCTATCGTGACATATACACATCTGTCCATTAGGCACCTGCTTTCGCCACAACCGTAACCGTACCGCTGCCAATCGCATTACCTTCCTCATCTACCTGTGCTACATAAAGCGTGCTTCCGTTTGTAGCTGTAATTTCTTCGCCGGACGTAAACTCTGTCCATGTGGAAAGCGACTGTTTATAGCTTGGCGCCGGCCCGGTTGTACTATATTTGTAGCTTGCTCCGGCAACCGGATTCTGAATGGTAATAACCGTTTCACCTTCCAGCGTCCCCTCTGCGGAAGAAAGCTGAATCATTGTCATTACATTCAGCACGGTTTTTAAATATTCAAGTGCGTCAGAATGTGTATCGAACCATGCCTCGCGCTTCCACGGATGCTTATAATCCGCCGATTCCTCATCTGAGCGTGAGATTCCACATTCCAGCTCCTTCGTCTGCCACTCAATTGTCTCCCCTTTTGTCGTAGCCGCCTCAGAAATTGGTCGTGGTGTGATTTTGCATAAAATCAACGCCCTATATTTATCCACGTCGTTGATCTGGTGCGTTTCAATAATTCCGAACCCTTTCGGAGTTGCTTTTGCTTCATCATCGTACACCAGTTCGGTAACCTGAGCACTTCCAATCATTACCGTCTTGTCTTTCAGTCCAAGAAGCGCTTTTGAGGTCTGCTGATCCATATCAGAAGTGTTTAATGTCAGCGTGCCGGTGCTAAAAGTTCCATAATCATTTTCAATAATCCGATCATCTCCATAAAGCGGATTATCGTCAGACGTTTCCACCTCCGCGCTGTATTCAATCGCAGAACCGCATATAAATCCGTTTTGGTAAATTACAGCGTTTCCGTTATAAATGTAATCCCCAAAAACCGGATTTGTTAAGCCTTTAATCGCCATATTATCCCATCCTTTCTTTGATTTCTTTATCTAGTGTTTCTCCCATTTTCTGCTCCGCCTTTTTTCTTGCTCTCGTCACCGCAGGACGCACGACCGGAGCTTTCTTTCGAAAAGAATTCCCACTTTCAACCGACCGCATCAACATTGCGTTTGGCACGCCGTTTGGGTATTTGTTTGTAGGTGTGCTTCCGTATCCGTCAAAGCCAAGTCTTGTATTGATAGAGTCTCCATCATTTTCAATCGGAGCAATTCCGAAAGCGTCAATTAGGTCTGATTTTTGTTTCCGCGTAACTCCTTTTAATTTATCCTCTGACGTTCCCTGTCGATCGTCGATCGGAAGCTTTTTTAGCCCCGACTTGATTTCATCTGCTACCACCCCGGCTCCCTCATAGACTGCCTGTGTAATGATCTCTTCCGATTCTTTCCAGAGCTTGCCCAGAGCTTTCGCATAATCGTCAATGCCTTTATAGTCCATTTTCGCCATCATCCAACCTCCCAGACCCATTCATAATGTTGATATCCGGTTTCTTCTTCAAGTTGAACAGAATTCAGATAAAAGGAGATACGGGCGTTTTTTAAAACTTCCTGTATCTTAGTCACGTTTTCATCCCAGTCTTTTTTTGTGAAATAATCAATCGTCCCCTGTATGGACTGATTGATTTTTTGATCGTCTCCCTCCACGGAACTCCCTTCGCTGTCTTCCGCGTAAACGATATACTGATCCGGTTTGTTCATTGCTTCATAATGAAAAACGCTGTCCGTTACCGTTAATAAAATTTCTTCAATCTGTTTGATTTTCGAAAACATATTCTTCATTGATCCTTTCCAGTGACAGCTTCGTGATTCTGATTCCGTTTTCGTCATGTGTCGGCTGTATCATAGCGATTCGATATTGCTTTCCGCTTTCCAGAACACAGATATCCGTTGCTTCAATGTCGTTCCACCCTGAAATGTTTACCACACATTCAATCTGCTGATTGTTTTGCATCGCCGTATAGTACCGATTGACTCCAAGATTGTCGAACCCATAAAAAAAGCTTTCTTTTTCTACCAGACCAACAACCGGACGCTCCCCTGGTTCTGCTAGATTTTTGACCGCACAAATATCAAGAACTCCATCATCAAACGTCATTGACCGCTCCTTTCTGGCTCATAAGCAGATTATTAAGTTGCCATCTCAAAAAACGCGGCATAGCTGTGTCCGGTGCGGAGCGCTTTCGGAAAAGATAGGCGGCGTACTGAATCACCGCCATATCACATTCCAAATCATTTTCAATCAGCCGGATTCCTTCCGTCTGAATCGCCTGCGCAGAAAGGTCTAAAAGCGTGCCGAGATATTCATCGTTCGATGCGGTTAAAAGTTGTAAATCCTGCTTTAGCACGATTAACTTTTCTTCTGCATTCATCTCATCACCTATCAGTCAGATGCTTTTGTTACGTTTACCGTGTAGACTTTCACGGCATTTCCGTTCTTGACGGTTACTGTCAGCGGGTGCACTGCATCATCTGCCAGCCATGTCACAGTACCTCCATTTCTGACATTCTTTCCATTGTAGGAGATTTCAATTTGCGCTGCTGCCTGAGCCGGTGTTACCTCGATTTTATCGCTCGCATTCGTCGCAGCGGCAAGCGTATAAGTTGTCACAGCCGGATCGAAGGTTCCCGGGGAAAGCGTTTCTGTTCCAACTGCAAGGTCCTGAAGATCCGCATCGTTGGCTGTATCCGCAGCAAAGTCCATTGCGGTCGTAACATTTACGTTGTTGATGTTAATCGCAACAAACGCACCCGGAATGATCGGCGCACCGTCCGCCCTTGCCTTTCCGCGGAACACGGTGTTATCCTGAATAAACTGCACATGTTCAGAGGAATCAATCGCCATTGCTCTTCTGTCCGCCCACAGATATAAGTCTCCATACCCTCCTACAATATCGCCGTCCGGAATAAATTCCAGAATGTCAATATTTCCATTGATCACCGGAAGGGTGCCGAACAGATTTGCAACAATATCTCCCGTCGCCGTGAAAGTAATCAGCTTCGATTTCAAGGTCGCGTAAGTTTTAGAGTTCATTGCCCAGAATTGCTCGCCGCGATTGTAGCGGGTGAATGTATTTCCTGCGGCCATAGCAAGCTGCGCCCAAAACTCCGCTCCGGTTAAAGAAGTTCCGTTGATTTTAATGATATTGGTATCGCTGTAATCTACCCACGCAGGAGCGTTCGCCGGGTACCCATCAGGCTGCGAATCCTGTGCCAGCCTGGTAACGATACCAAGCGGCATGTGAGAGGCAGAGCCTTTACCGTAGAGGATTGCTTTATCTTCTGCCAGACCGATCGATTCGGACAGCATCTCCACAATCCACGATGCTAAATCCAGATTGCTTACTGTGTCTTCAAGTAAAGAGTTGCAAACCGGAACATATCCCGCTACCTTGTATCCGTCCAGCGTGATCTGGTTGAACACGAACGTGAGTTCATTAATCGCGCCACACATTTCCGTCCAAACCGCTTCGGGTACGGTTCCTGCAATAGTCTGTCTCGCTTCGCCCGGAACGTTTCTAACGCGCACGCGATTTAATAATTTAGAATAGCGGTACATATTTTCGGAAATCAGCTCTAAAAATACAACCGGGATTTCCAATTCTCCGCCCTGAATAGCACGAGTGTTTCCTTTCATGCTCCGCATTCTTTCCAAAAATTCTTTTACATCTTCGCGCTCTACGATCTGCCTTCTGGTGTCCATCGGCAGAGAATCAAACGCTCTTACGTTCATCGGCAGACTTCTGATTTCTTTATTTACCATCATTTCATTCCTTTCTTCTTTCTTTACTTTCATTTCTCTGACGGGTTCGGCAGGCGGTTCCTTTTCTGTTTCCGAAAGCTGCGCTTCCAGATCATCAACCTCTCCCTGTAGCCGGGTCTTTGCTTCTTCATGCTCTGTTTTTTCTGCATCGAAAGCATCTACCTGTTCGCTTACAACCTGCTGCTCTTCTTCCGTGACAGCTTCATTGATTGCCGCCTCCAGTTCTGCTTCCCGGTTAAGAAATTCCTCGTCTTTTTTTCTGAGTTCCTCCAGCTCACTCATTTTTTTATCAATTCGATTTCTCAGCATAATTGCCTTTAAAGCCATGTTTATTCTCCTTTCAGACGTGCCCTCATCTCTTCACGCCATTTGTTTCTTTTTTCTTCCGTTGCCGCTTCGAGCCGTTCTCTCGCGGCAGTTAAATGCTCTTTATTTCTCGCTGATATGCTTGTCGATGTATAGGCGGGAAACGTACATGGGGAAACCTCATACAAGGGATCAACTTCCGTGATTCTTGTATGATAGATTCCGTCTTCGTCCCACCATTCCTCCATGTCTTTAATCTCAAAACCAAAAGAGCACCCATCTACATCGCCGCGGGATACCCGCGCATATGCATTGAGTGCTTCCTGATCGTTTTCATTAATTTGTATGCTCCCTTTTAAGCCCACATCGTCCTCAGACAGTGTTAAAGTCTGATTCGACGTGGAACCAAGAACAATATTGCTGTCGTGATTCCAAAGAGCTTTTACGTCTCCGCCACCGGCAAGTGTCCTCGCAAAGGCTCCCGGCGCAATCGTCTCAACCCAGCCATCAAAGACATTATAGGATTGTCCGAAAATAGCAAAATATCCATCCAGATATCGGCTGCTGCCCTCTTCCCGGACTTTGACATCTTTCATTTTTAAAACCCGCTGCTCCATTATTCTTCACCCCCTTGCAGCTTGCTCTGATCGCCAATCATTCCGCGCGGAATGTAGTTTTCTAAAATTACCAAATCGTTTAGACCTTCAACCGGAGAAAGCCCAAGCCAATCTCTGACTTCGTTTCCCGTCATGATTCCTCGAATATATTGATCGTCTGCGATAGATGCCATATCCCTAAGCTCATAGTTGTAAAGTGAGCGTGGATTAAATTTAAAAAAGAGGTTCGGAGAGTACAACAGCTTTTTTGTCAACTCCTGCTCAATCACCTGCGCGATCGGCATAATCGTTGAATTGATAAAATTATTCCACGCCTCTCTTTTAAATTCACCCACACCCAGTACAAAAGGAGGAATCCGGAGAACGGATGCCACGGTTTTTTTATTTAATTCCACCATGTCAGAAAGAGCAAGATCTGACAGGGACAGAGGTTTAATCTGTTCCACTTCGAACTGCTCCGCCGGAATCAACCACGGCTCTCCCGCATCTCCTGTGTCAATATAATCCGTGAGAAGCTTTTTTCTTCCCTCCGGATTGGAAAATTCTTCGGTTAAAGCATCAACTTTCACGATAATGGACGGCTTCCATTTGGATTCCATGAATCCCTTTTCCGTCGCCGCCGCCTGCTTGAGGTTATTCGCCACGTCTTTCAGTGTGACTTGAAATCCTGTGCCAATCCACGGATGCAGTTCTCCTGGATTTAAAACAAAGTGAAGCACGTCATCCGGGTCATACATTTCTCCGTTAATTCCAATTTTGTAATTCCAGATACCTTCTGGAATCAGCGATACCATTGAAGGAGGGACAGGTCTGAGATCTCTTAAAAATCCCTGCCTGAATTTAGGGTAAACTACAGCATTTCCGGAACCTCCTAGATAGAGAGTTCTTACAATCCACTGAATGAAGGTTGAGCGCGTCATGTTGCTGTTTGGCTCGATATCAATTTTCCGACTGAGTTCATTTTTTACTCGAACGTCTCCATCTTCTGAATTCTCCATGAGATGGATTGTCATGCTCCCGATTAGCTTGGCAATCGTATCCACCGCTGTAACGATTTCAGGGTTCTGTGACAGGCTTGTGTATCCCCTACAGGTTAACGTTTCAAACGCCTCATCGCTACATAGCCACGACACTTTTTTTGTATCGTTTTTCGGTTCTGCTCTGGTTTTCATCTTTTTCTTTTTACTCATTTCCCCACCATGCTCTTCCTTTCTTACTGCGCTCCATGTTTTCAAGGTATCTCACGCAAGCAAAAACCGAAGCGTCAAATAAATCAATTCGGTGCTCCGGTTGTACTTTTTCGTATTGAATCATATCGTCGGTTTTTTCCACCGCCGCAACATTTTCCACACAGTATTCAAACGCTTCTGAGTGCAGATAATAAAGATTTCCGTCTTTTGCGCTTTTTTCAATATGCCTAAACCCTTCCGACTTTTTATAATAGTATTGAGGCTGATCGATAATCTTAAACCCTGCCTGCTTCATGCCGATAAAATATTCTCTGCAAAATTTCCGGTCGTGGCCAATCTGTTTGATTTTAAATCCTTTTTTTCGCATACTGATAAACCAGTTCACAACGTCGGAATGATTGACGGTCGGACTGTTACACAATGTCAGCCAGCCATCTTCGGCCCACCCAAACAGGGGGATGTTATCCTCATCTGCTTTGATGTGCGCCACCACAACCGGGAAGAATGCGTGTGTGATTATAAGGTCCACCCCGTTATAGGTTCCAAACAGGGACACCGCAGTTAAGTCATGTAGCTTTGACAGGTCTGCCCCGCCGTACCAGTCAACCGGAAGCTTTGCAAGTTGCTCAATTGTCCAATCATACTTCCTGTCACTTTTTCGAAACTCATTAATATCAAAATATGCTTTCAGTGCATTCGTATAGACATTCAGCGACTTTGCGAAAAAGTCCTTTCTCTGCTGCGGATCATTCTGCGCCTGTAAAGCGTCGTTCATGATTTCTTCCGGTCGGATTGTTACTCCATACCCGGGATTCGCCATTTCATGAATTTTGGGATCTGTAAAATCCACAGTCCCGTCCTTTATCCCTTCTGGAGCACAGCACATGAAAATAAAGTACTGTTCATCTTCCACGGTTCCATCTAGAACTTTACGACAATACTTTAGCCTCTGTCCAAGAAATAATTGCTCATCATCACCGGCGGTTGAGATTCCAATAATCATTTTGTTTGTATAGGCTTTCTGCGCCTCTTTGAACAGATTATACTGCTTCGGCTTTTTCAATGCGTGCAATTCGTCTACAATAGCAATATTGCAGTTGAGAGAATCCTGCGCGTCTGGATTTGCCGCAAGGGCGCGAATAAAAAAAGAACCATCCGGCAAAGATGATTCCATTGAATGTTCATTGTTGTTGTCTATGACTTTTACAGACCCGCCGTCTTTTTGATCTTCCCCCATTAGGCGAATGTTATATTTTAAAAAATTGAAGCTTTCTAGTGACTGCATAAGAGCCGCCGACGCAATGTAAGTCTTTGCCCCGCTTTTTCGATAAAGTAAAGACAAGGACCATGCAAGGGCAGCGGCAAACGTCGTCTTTACATTTTTTCGCGGTATGTAAATCAATGCCTCGTGGAATCGGATATTGTTTGTTCCTTTCAGTTTGAATCCTACAAGATTATAAATGCAGAACTTGTGATAGTCTTGCAATTCGAAAGGCTTTCCCCTAAGCGGTGTTCCGTCGATTTTTTCTCCCTGCATATTACAAAGCGTCTTTTCGATGATTTGGATGCAAAATTCCGGGTCTTTATAATCCATCCAGTAATTTTCGTTATTCATATCGGAAAAGAATCGGTCAACAGTTTGCTTTAGCTCCAGACAAGCTACTTTCTTACCGTCTCTTATATTCTTTGCGTACTTTAAGACAGCTTCCCAGTTTTTAGCTTTCGATGGATGCAAGCGCCGCCGCCAGCCCTTTCTTTTTCTCTTCTTTTTTCGGCCCTTCTCCTGTAAGTTTCTTATACGAACTTGGAGTTAATCCTAATTCGCGCCAGTACGCAAGCGCAGTTTTATTTTGCTCATCCCACATAACAAGCAGTGGATTTTTCGTCATGTTGGTAGAGCCTCCCTTATTTGTGTAGGATATGACAGAACGCTTTCCATCTTTCTTAAATTCCGAATAGGTTTTATCACGCTGCTCTAAAATCGCCGCTAAGGATTCAATAACGCTATCATATGATTCATCGTAAATATTAAGCGCCTCCATCTGGGCGCAAATCATTGAAATATATTTACTTTTTGTCATAATTTGTCACCCTTTCACCATATTTTAGCTTAGAGTTGGAAATACTTCTACGCTTATCT